GCAAGTCGCCCTGCGTTACGAAGGCCAGTCAGACTTTTACACCACCGCCATCAAAAAAGAGCGCGAGCTCATGACCGAAACAGAAGCAAAAGCCAAACAGTGCAAAGAGACTGAAGATCTCCCAGGCAACAAAGCCGCCATCGCCGAAGCAGTACAGATCGCAGGGAAAATAGAGAGGTACCAGAACAAACGCAAAGCACTCTCCTCTCGGACAGATCGTCTCCGATCCGTCCGTGGCGCTACTAACTGTCTTACCTGGGCGCACTCGATCGACGAACCGCTCGCCATTGTTGGAGAAGAAATTGACCAACGGCCGCTACTACTGCCGGTCAAGAATGGAGTGATCGACCTCGAAACCGGGCGTCTGCGTAACGGCGACCCAGCAGACTGGTTGGTCAAATCATCACCAGTTTTGTTTCCAGAAACACCAAACATCGCAGACTACCTCGCCACCGGCAACAATTGCCCCTGTCCAGACTGGGACAGATCCAATCGCGACAACCTGGGCGACGACGAAGTCGCCGACTTCTTCCATAGACTCTTGGGCTATTCCATCACCGGCCTGGCCACCGAACATATCGTCACCGTCGCTATCGGCGAAGGGCGCAATGGTAAAGGCACCACCTTCGAATTACTACAGGCAATCCTCGGCGACTTCGCCTGGGTCATCTCACCAGAGCTGATCCTCGAACAGAAGAACGCCCGGTCCAGCTCCGGAGCCGCTGCCGACCTTGTCGCCCTCGACGGTCGGCGCCTGATCGTCGGCAGTGAGACCGATGAGAACCGACGCATCTCCGGATCCGCCGTCAAGCAACTCACCGGCGGCGACACCATCAAAGCTCGGCCACTCTATCAGTCCGACGAAATCAATATCGCCCAAACATGGAAGCTGTTCATCCACACCAACAGCATCCCCCTGGGCCTCACCAAAGACTTCGCCCTACTGCAGCGGCTGATCTACATTAAATTTCCCTACCTCTACGTCGACGACATCGAAGGCGAGACCAGAAAGAAACCAGCACTCGAAGGCTTCTTTCGGCAGAAAGATCGCGGACTACCAGCCCGACTTGCCAAAGAAGCCCCCGGCATACTCGCCTGGCTCGTGCGCGGTTGCCTCCTCTGGCAGAAACATGGACTCAACCCGCCCGACAAAATCAAAGCCGACATCGACCAGCTGCGCGAAGATGAAGATGTCCTCGGCCAATTCATAGAACATCGATGCGATCGACACCCCGACGATCCACACAAAAGTGTCCTACTCAAAGACTTCTATAAAGACTTCGAAGCCTGGCACAAAGACAACCACGGTGATTATGTCCCCAGTCGCAAACGGATCGGAGCCGACATGGTCAAACGGGGCTACAGAAAAGACAAGATCGGCGGTAACACCCGCATCTTCGGCATCCTCGTGCGCTTCGATCCAGACTCAGGATGTCCTTAAATTTTCTGGCAAGCCTATTTATTGGGGTGCGGGGCAGGACGAAAGGATTACCGCAGGATTATATTTTTAAGAAATCCTGCGGTTAACCATAGAGAAATAAAAGAGAAATTCAGTTAGCAGGATGAAATGACCAAAGTCCACAAAGTACGCCCGTGTGCGCACGCGCGTAAAAACTAACAACCATATAAAATATATTTCAAACAATATCAACTTTTAAGAAAATAGTCATTTCGTCCTGATAGAAGAAAAAGAGATTAATAAACAAGGAGTTAAAGCAGGATGATGATTTTTAAGCCCTTTTACGATTGTCCTTTCATCCTGCTGGCGGATTACTAATGATCAACCCTGGCAAAATAACATCTCCGCTTATGCGCTACCACGGCGCAAAGTTCCGCCTCGCGAGCTGGGTCATGCAGTTCTTCCCAGCGCACACCCGCTACGTCGAGCCTTTCGGTGGCGCAGCTGGAGTACTACTGCAGAAACCGCGCGTTTATGCCGAGGTGTATAACGATCTGGACGGCGACATTGTTAACGTCTTTCGTGTACTGCAGTTCCCAGAATCATCTCAGCGTCTGATTGAGTTGATCACCGCCACACCTTACGCCCGCACCGAGTTCGAGCGCGCCTACGAAGAAACCAACGACACGATCGAGCAAGCTCGCCGCACCCTGATCCGTGCCCAGATGGGTTTCGGTAGCGCCGGAGCAACCAAAGGCTGCACCGGTTTCCGCTCCGACTCGCGCCGTAGTTACGGCACCGCCTCACACCTCTGGGCAAAATACCCCGTTATCCTGGCCATGTTCTGTGAGCGACTCGCTGGCGTCATTATCGAAAATCGCGAAGCCGCTGCAGTCATCAAAGATCACGACGACGTCGACACCCTTTTCTACGTTGACCCGCCCTACCTGCTCAGCTCCAGATCGCATGCACGAGCTGGGGGGGGAAAACATTACGCCCACGAACTGACAGACGAAGATCACACCAATCTGCTCGAAACCTTGCGCAACGTTCAGGGCTTGGTGGTTATCTCCGGATATCCGTCCGAACTCTACAACGACATGCTGCACGACTGGAAAAAACGAGAAACCGCTGCGCGGATTTCCGCCGGTCGTGGCACAGCGATTCGAACCGAATGTGTCTGGTTGAATCCCTTGTGTGCCGATCAGCAGCAACAGATGTCGATGTCGTTTGCAAAACAAGGAGCCGTTTAATATGAACCTCCTCAATCTGGCAGAAAAACACGTCACTCTGCGCAAGGTCGGCAACGAGTACCACGGCGCATGTCCTGCCTGCGGCCCCGGTAAGAGCGGTCCGGAGAAGACCGACCGTTTCAGCGTTAAACCAGATAAGGATCAATGGTTCTGTCGCACCTGTGGCCACGGCGACTCCGTCGGCTTTTTGCGGATCTTCGAAAACATGAAGTGCAGCGAAGCCCACGCCACCCTCGGGCGCAAATGCACCTCCACCACCTGCCCCGCCCTTGGCAAATGCCCCCAGGGTGATGAACCGGTCACCCGCACCCGGCAAACCCTTAAACCATCCACCAACAACAAGCCTGCAGCACAAATCTTTTATCCATCCGAGGCGCGGCCAACTCATGAGCTCTGGCAAGAGAAAGCTGGCAAGCTGATCGACCACGCCCATGTCGCTCTGCTGGAGAACCCTGAGCAACTCGCCTACCTCGCACACCGCGGATTGCCCTGGGAGGCCGTCGAAAAGTACCAGCTTGGTTGGCTCGATAAAGACTTCTTTCGTCCGCGTCCCTCCTGGGGTCTGCCAGAAGAGTGCTGGGATAACAACGGCAAGCAGAAGCTGCTCAAGATAAATTGCGGCCTCGTGATCCCGTCGTTTGTCGCTGGCAAACCTCACCGCCTGCGCATCCGGATCCCGCTCGAAGATCGCAAACCAAACGGCCCAAGCTATCTCGAAGTGCAAGGCTCCGGTGATGACAAGATCATCCTTAGACCCGAAGCCCGCGCCGTGGTCGTTGTCGAATCCGACCTCGATGCACTCCTGATTGATTGGGTCGCTGGCGACCTGGTCGGGGCTTTGGCCGTGGTCAGTGCCACCGCCAAACCCAAGCAATCCACTTGGGCCCAGCTGCAGGCCGCTCTCGCCATTCTGCTGGCCCTCGATTTCGAACCACGGGAAAACGAACGCACCGGCAAGCACGAAAACCCCGGTGGTCAAGCCGCCCAGTGGTGGATCAAGCAATTTCCAAGAGCCGAACGCTGGCCGGTACCAGAAGGCAAAGACCCTGGCGAATTTTACCAGGACCACGGCGGCGACCTCCGCGCCTGGATCACCGCAGGCCTGCCGCCTGCTTGCCGGATCGCGGCGACGCACCCGGCGAAACCGACCACGCCGATCCTGGTACCGAAGCCGAGCGCACCGCCGAAACCTCCAGTCAGAATTGAGGATGAGGCGTTGACCGGCACCTACTCTGAAGCCGAAGCCAAAGACGGCACAAAGCTGATTATCGCCGAGCATCGCGCCGACAAGCCTGTACTACTAAAGCGTTACCCAGAGCATATCTTTTTCGATTATAAGGAGATGGGCATTCTTAAGGGCCGCGTCGAAGAAGCCGCCTTTGTGTTGATATTTAAGCAGGTGATTCCCACTGCGACGGTGTTAAGCATCAAAGTTTTGGTCGAGCAAAATACTTTAGATTTTGGGGCCCCGCGTCCAGAGGTCTGCCGATGAGCGGAGTTGATATTAAAAAGCTTATGGATGTTGCCGACCAGACCGAGCAAACAGAACTCAAGCTGGCTCACAATGGTCACGTCCAAGCCATGACCGCGTATCAAACCAAATCAGGGCGCAGCACCAAAGAAGACCTTGATGCCTCCCGCGCTTATTACGATGAAACCGTTGATCGGCTCACAAATAAATATTTCCCAGACGAAATCAAGACACCGCTAAGTGAAAGATTTAAAACTCGCCAAGAGGCTCTCGTTTGGATCAACGCCCAAGGATATAAGGTCAGCCGCGGAAAATTTTTCGGCGATTGCAAAAAAGGTTTCCCGGGAGTTCATAAAGACAAAACCGTCAGTCGCTATCAGGTGATGCAGTACGCACAGCAACTCAATGCCGAGCTGCGCTCATCGCCAACAGATCATTCCGAAAGGGAAGCTGAGCTAAAAATACGAAAACTAGAAGCCGAAGTCGAGGCACTCGAACGGAAGAGCCACAAGGAAGATGCCCGCTGGATGGAGGTGGTGGAACACGAGATCCAGATGGCTGGTCTTGCCGGGCTCTTCGAAGAGACTTTACAGCAGCAGATCACCATCAATTTATCCCGGCTCATCTACCAGTCTGGCGGCGACATCTCCCGTGCCGCCGAGTTCGCCCTGGAACTCGACAACGTTATCGCCCTCGCCATGACCGAAGCCGTGCGCGAACAGATCAGGTTACTAGCTTTCGAAGACGAAGAAGACGCCGCCGATGCCAATTCATACGAGCAGCTTGCCGAAAAAGCCGGCATCGGCTACAGCCCGGCGCCCCCAGAACTCCGCAACCAACGAGGCTTGGCCGATGTCAGCAAATAGCACCGCCCAGCAGATCGCCCTGATCGAACCGCGCCGCCTGCCGCTGCGCCCGTGGCTGCCCGCCTCCTGGCGTGCCGCCATCGCTGGCCGCGAGATCGAACTGCGCATTCCGGCCTCGGTCAGGCGGCGCTGCCTCCGTCCGAAGTTCATCCTGCCAAGTGAATTTTCGGAAAACTACCGCCGTATGCCGAGCATCGACGCCCACCCCGGCCCGTGGCGGCGCGAATTCGCCCAGCAGTCGATCAAGGTCATGGACACCTGGGCCATGCCGTGGGTCAAAGAAGTCTGGTTTTGCGGCGTTGACCAGATGAGCAAAACGAACGCCATGCTTTCCTGCCTCGGCTGGTCGATCCGCCACAAGCCGGGCAACGCATTTTATATGGTACCCGACAAAGAAACCTCCGATCGCGTCATGGGAGAAAAGCTAAACCAGATGATCATCGGCTCACCGGAGCTCGCCAAGCACATCAGCCACCGCGCCGACGACATGACCCTCACCATGACCCGGCTCACCAACGGCGTCACCATCTTGCCCGCCTGGTCCGGGTCGAAAACCTCCACCGCTGTTTTCTCTGCCCTCTACACTTTTACCGACGAGCTCGACAAGATGACTATGGTCGGCAAAGAAGCCTCACCCGTCGACCGCATCCGCAAGCGCAGCAAGATCAAGCGGTTTGGCAAGAATTTTTTTGCTAGCACCCCGGCCGACATGTGGATATACGACGGCACCATGGCCTGCGTCCAGGTCTGGACCCTCGGCGCCCGCTGCGCCGATTGCGGCGAGTTGATCGTCATGGACGAAGACCATATCGTCATACCCGAAGGGACCACGGTCGCAAACCTCAAGACCGATCCCAGCCAGGTCGAATATTCATGCAACGCCTGCGGCGCGCTCTGGGACGAAGCCGCCCGCCTCAGCGCCGGAGAGAACGGCGGCTGGATCTGCATTAAGGGCGGCGATATCGCCAAGCCGTCCGATGTCGGCTTCCTCGGCAGCGCCTTCCCCTTGCCGGAACCATCCCTGGCCAGTATTGCCACCACAATCCTGCGTGCCAGGGCGGGCGACGGCTCAGCGAAAATCGACCTGGCCCACGGCATCAAGGCCATCAACTATGTCGAAGAGCACAAAGACCGCAAAGAAGACGTTATCCTGCGTCTCTGTGATGAGCGCCCTGCGGGAGAAGTCCATATCGAAACCGACATCCTCACCCTGGTCGCCGATACCCAGGATAAAGGTTTTTGGTACGAAGTGCGCGGCTGGCGCTTCGGCTCCGACCTCAAGAGCTGGCAGATCAGGTACGGCTTTGTACCATCAGACCGACCAGACGATTTCAGTGCTCTTGATCACCTCCTCTATAACGAAAAGTATCTTGATCATAAAGGGCTGGAATACAAGATCTCCTACGGCATGATCGATGCCCTCGGTCACCGTACTGCCGAAGTGTACGCCTGGTGCAAAAAGACCGGCGTCTTTCCGGCCATGGGTGCCAAGTCTCGCAAGGTGCGCCCGGTCACCATTAGCCGCACCGAAGTGTACCCAAACGGCAAGCCAATCCCGGGTGGGCTCAATCGCTACTCGCTCGATACCCACTACCACAAAGATTTGCTGCACAACAAACTCAAGGTCGACGCCACCGATCCCGGCGCCTGGGTGCTGCACTCCGGATACGACCGCGAGCAGCTCAACCTCATGCAGCGCGATCCGGAAGTCAAACTGGTAAACGGCAATAAAACCTACGCCAAACAATTCTGTGCCGAATACCGCGATGATCGCGGACTCTGGCAGTGTGGCGATGGCGTCGACAATCACATGTGGGACGTCGGTCAGATGGGGATTGCCTTGGCCTACTTCCTTAAGTTCAACGAGATGCGCCGCGAAGAAGACCAACAAGAAGAACCACCACAACCATCCAGACAGCAATCAACAGGCGGTAAGCCCGCCTGGTTCAATAATCGGGGAGGCAGAAGATGACAGCAGGCGTAAGAGAAAAGAAAACCAAACACGAGGATGTCTACACCGCCGTCGAGTTCGCCAGGTTGTTCGGCTGTTCGTTGCGCCACACTCAAAACCTCTGCGACCTGGGGTTGGCGGAAGGTGGCATAGAATCCTATCGGGTTGGAAAAAAGGGCAGCTACAGAATCCCAAAAACAGAGTTGATCAGACTCCGCAACGAAATGAAAACAACCGATCTGAACCATACCTCATCAGCCTGCACAGCGGGGGGGATGTAATTATGAACATGAACATCGGAACCAAGAGCCTGCTGTTTGGCGTCCACCAGTTTATCTGGCATCCCCTCACCGTCTTGATCGCCTGGGTCTCGTTATACGGTCGTCCGTCTTTGAACGAACTGATCTGTATCATTGTTCACGACTGGGGCTACTGGGGCAAACCAAACATGGACGGCGAAGAGGGTGAGAGCCATCCAGAGGTCGGAGCGCGCATTGCTGGTCGTCTGCTCGATGATTGGAATGGTTGTGTGCGTAGCCACAAATACCACAACCTTGTGCTTTATCACTCTCGCCACTATGCAAGAAACGCCGCCGCCGAACCATCAAAGCTTTGTTGGGCCGATAAGCTCAGCATCCTTTACGAGCCCTGGTGGCTCTATCTGCCCCGCGCCTGGGCCAGTGGTGAGCTGCAAGAGTATCGCACCATCGCCGCCGGCACCGGGTTTGTCCCGCTAAGCACCAGCCACCGTGAATGGTATGCCTGGCTGCAGGATCGGCTATTAACTTTGGGCAAAGAGAAGCGTGGCGACGTGGTTCCTTACATGAATCCGGAGAGAGAGAATGGCTGAATTAACAGAAAAAGAGTTCCTTCAAAACGTCAAAGATCATCAGCTGCAAATCGTTCGCGACGATGGAGTTTATAGGCATCTTCTCTTCGCCGAGCCAGGCACCAACAACGGGAGCTTCGAACTGATCACATGGCCTGGATATCTTTGCTACTGCGGCGATATGGGCACGTTCGTTTTCTCCCGGTTGCAGGACATGTTCGAATTTTTCCGCGACCAGACGGATCGAGGCGGCTTGTCTATCAACACCGGTTACTGGGGTAAAAAATGCGAGGCCGTAGATAAATGCGATGGTATTCGTACATACAGTCCAGAAGCTTTCCGTCAGGTCGTCAAGGAAGAGTTCGAGGAAAGTGATTTCTACCACTCTGTTGAGATTTTGGAGGCGCTCGAAAATGACGTTCTCAGCTATGCAGATGATGGTGAATATGAAGCCCGTCGGGCCGCTGAAAATTTCGAATGTGCTGGCTTCCGCTTCCACGATTTTTGGGAGAGGACGCTAACGGTGAAGTCCGGTCGCTTTGTCTGGTGTTGCTACGCTCTTGCCTGGGGCATCCAGTTGTACGACCAATCAAAGAGTGAGGTGTCTTGATATGAAGTACAGGCTTGAAGGGGTGACAATAGAAGCAATTGATACCTATGTCCGTATAACGGTTGGCAGCCAGGTGAAAGTAACAAAGAAGCAATGTCCAAAATCTGGAGAGGTCGCGGCTTTATTGAATGAGATGCAAGGCTACTACCCAAACAGCGCTCAGTTGCAGGCATGTGGGCGTGCGGCAAACGATGCGCGTAGCAATAAGGAGATGTTCGCATGACCGCCTACCGCACTAGCACTCTTGAAACCAGCCAAATAACTAAGCTCGATCGCACACAGGAGATTTATATGTCATCACAGGCAGAACAGATCAGAAACGCCATATGTGTCACCTCACTCAAGGGCGTGGTGTTGATCGCTAACGAGCGCCAGCGCCAGCTCAACGAGAAAGGATACCTTGCCGAGGTCGACGATGGCCACACCACCGGCGAGTTGGCGCTGGTCGCAGCGCTTTATGCCTCTCCGGAGCAGCTCTATTCTCTCAGCATGCAGGATGATCGCAGCCATCAAGAGCCTGGTCGCCGTGGGCTAGATATTGAGATCAACGATCCCTGGCCAGCCGATTGGTCAGAACGTTATGACAAGCGTGCCAAGCACACCCCGCTGCGCCGCCTGGTTATTGCCGGGGCGTTGATTGCTGCGGAGATCGATCGGCTGTTGAGGTTAGAGGCAAAGGAAGGGTCATGACCGCCTACCGCACCAGCACCCAGATCCCCCTCGGCCTGCACGACCTGGTGATCGACAACTTCGCCGGTGGTGGTGGTGCCAGTACCGGCATCGAGGCGGCACTCGGTCGACAGGTGGATGTCGCCATCAACCACAACGAGCAGTCGGTCTCGCTGCACACTGTCAACCATCCGCACACCAGGCACCTGTGCGAGTCGGTATGGGATGTTGACCCGGTCGAGGTTTGTGATGGTCGCCCTGTGCGGTTGGCGTGGTTCTCTCCGGACTGCACCCACTTCTCCAAGGCGAAAGGCGGCAAGCCGGTCAAGAAAGAGATCCGTGGTCTGGCCTGGGTGGTGTTGCGCTGGGCGGCCCGGGTGCGGCCGCAGGTGATCATGCTCGAAAACGTCGAAGAGTTCAAGACCTGGGGGCCGATCAAGAACGGTCAGCCGTGTCCGGATCGCAAGGGCCAGACCTTTGCCAAGTGGAAAGCCCAGCTGCTGGCACTCGGCTACCAGGTCGAGCATCGCGAACTGCGTGCCTGCGACTACGGCGCACCGACGATCCGCAAGCGCCTGTTCATCATCGCCCGCTGCGACGGTCAGCCGATCGTCTGGCCAGCACCGACCCACGGCAAGAAAGGTACTGGCTTAAAGAAGTTTCGCACGGCTTCCGACATCATCGATTGGTCGATCCCTTGCCCGAGCATTTTCGAGCGCAAGCGTCCGCTGGCCGACAACACCCTGCGCCGGATCGCCCGGGGCATCCAGCGTTTTGTGATCGACAACCCAAAACCATTCATCGTGCGTATTGGCCATACCGGTTTTGGTGGGGATCGCCGGCAGTACAAAATCACGGATCCACTCACAACCATCACCAGTAAGAATGAGCACTGCCTGGTCACCCCGTTAATCAGTACTTATTACGGTGCCAAGTCGTCAACTGATGTGCGCGGCAGTAAGATCGATGTGCCGATCGGCACACAGACCACCGAGAACCGGCACGCCTTGGTAACGGCTTTCCTTGCCCAGCACAACCTCGGTGCCACCGGCCACAAAGCCGACAGCCCGCTGTCGACAATCACCGCCCGCGGCACGCAGCAGAATATCGTCACCGCACACATGATCCGCCAGTTCGGTCAGAGTGTTGGATCTAGAGTTGATACTCCTGTTGGTACGATCACCCCTGGTGGCCTTGGTAAGACCGGCCTGATCACAACTAAACTGAAACATGCAAATGAAGTTAGTGCCTTCCT